TTTCTTTCTGAAGCTCCAACCAATGCTACTGGTGCCAACATCAGTAACTTCGATCCCGTTCTGATCTCCCTGATCAGACGCTCCATGCCTAACCTGGTCGCTTATGACCTCGCTGGCGTACAACCAATGAACGGTCCTACCGGACTGATCTTCGCAATGCGTTCCCGTTACACTTCACAGAGTGGAACTGAAGCATTCTTCAATGAGCCAGATTCCGCATTCTCTGCACAGAGAGAAGGTAACGATGCCGATCAAGGACCTTACACCACTGGTTCTGATGCTGATGCCGTTGGTTTTGGTACTTCTGGTCAGGTTGGCACTAATCCTAGTGCTCTGAACCCAGAGTCTAATGCTAATCAGGAGGCATATTCAGTTGGTCAGGGTATGACCACTGCTAATGCTGAAGGTCTTGGCGAATCTGGTAATGCTTTCAATGAGATGGCATTCTCGATCGAGAAAGTCACCGTTACTGCCATGAGCAGAGCACTGAAAGCTGAGTATTCGCTGGAACTGGCACAAGACCTCAAGGCTATTCATGGTCTGAATGCCGAGGCTGAACTCGCAAATATTCTCTCTACTGAGATTCTTGCCGAGATCAACCGCGAAGTCATCAGAACCATCTATAAGTCTGCTGAAGTCGGTGCTACTCTGAATACCGCAACTTCTGGTACTTTCGACCTCGACGTTGACTCTAACGGACGTTGGAGTGTTGAGAAGTTCAAGGGTCTCATCTTCCAAATGGAAAGAGATGCTAACCAGATTGCACAGAGAACTCGTAGAGGAAAGGGCAACATGATCCTTTGCTCTGCAGACGTTGCTTCCGCACTCACCATGGCTGGTGTACTCGATTACACCCCTGCCCTGAATGCAAACCTCAACGTAGATGACACTGGTAACACCTTTGCTGGTGTGCTTGGTGGTAAGTTCCGTGTCTACATCGATCCTTATGCTGCTAACAATTCTGCTAACCAGTATTACGTAGCCGGTTATAAGGGATCCTCACCTTATGACGCAGGACTCTTCTACTGTCCTTATGTTCCTCTCCAAATGGTTCGTGCCGTTGGTGAGAACACCTTCCAGCCAAAAATCGGGTTTAAGACTCGTTATGGCATGGTTGCCAACCCATTTGCTGAGGGAACCAATACAACCAACACTGGTCGTATCACTGCCAGCAGCAACCGCTACTACAGACGTGTTAAGGTCGCTAACCTTATGTGATCTAAATACCTTCAGTGTGAAGGAAGTGCGAGAGGGTCTTCGGACCCTCTTTTTTTATCTAAATACAAATAAAAACAATGGCAAGAGGATTTCCAAAACAGATAGCAAACAGAAATTTTCTTGCTCCTGTTGGATTTAAATTTACTTTGGCAAAAGAACCCAAAGTTGATTTTTTCTCAAACTCATGTAGAATACCAGAAATTAGTTTAGGGACAGCACTCCAACCAACATATCTCAAAGATATAGATGTTCCTGGAGATAAGTTAACTTACGGTGATTTCTCTTTTAGATTTCTTGTAGATGAAAATCTAGAAAATTACATGAAGATTCATAATTGGTTGACTGGATTGGGATATCCAGAAACAACACAACAATACAAAGATTTAACCACGAATGAAGATGGAATAAGAGATTCCTTAGAAGCATTCAGTGATGGCAATCTTCATATTTTGAATAGTAATTATAGAGATATTGCTATCGTAAAATTTAATGATTTATTTCCCGTATTTTTAACTCCACTAGAGTTTGAGGCAACAGATACGGACATAAACTACTTTACAGCAGAGGTCACTTTCAAGTATACTATCTATAATGTAGTAGCTGCTGACGGTAGAACACCCTTATGAACCTTGAACAAATTCAGGAAATGTGGCAAAAAGATGCTGTCATAGATCCTGATAATTTACATGATGAATCACTAAAAGTTCCTCAACTCCACTCAAAGTATTACACAATATACAATACTATTACACTTCTTCGTGAAAAGGCAAGAAATAGTTACAATTGTATAAAGTTGGAAAGGTATAACTATTATACAGGTAAAGCACCAGCAGAAGTATATGTAGAGCATCCTTTTCCATATAAAGTCAGAGAAAAAGATGCAATACAAAGATATCTTGATGCTGATGATCAATTAACTACAATCGATTTAAAAATTAGATATTATGATGTAATGCTTAAGTTCTTAGAGGAAATCATAAAAACAATTTCCAATAGAACATATCAAATTAAAAATTCTATAGATTGGCACAAATTTCAAGCAGGTTTTAATTAAAATGTCAACATTTCCAGAAGATTATGATCCTAATGAAGATGTTTATAATCAATGGCACATTCAAATGACTATGGGTATTGATGAGGTTAGGGCACTTTATTCTGTAATAAATTATGCATATGAAACTTGGCCCGGTGCTCCTAGAAGACCATATGATGAACAAGAATATTTAAGAATGATGAAAAACCGTTTATTTGCAATGATTATGGATTATCAATTTACTGAGGTTTCTGGGGACGAATAAATACCTTTAAGTATTATTATGGGTATATGTCACATTTGATCATATCCAAGAAGAATGAGGTATATCTTCAGGTAAAGGCAGAACCACACGTCTACTACGAGTTAGCAGATCAGTTTACCTTTGAAGTACCAGGTGCTAAATTCATGCCTCAGTATCGTAGTAAATACTGGGATGGAAAAATTCGTTTGTTTAATACACAAACTGGTGAGATATATGTTGGATTATTAGATAAAGTTATTCAGTTTTGCAAAGATCATGAATATGGTTATGAGTTTATAAACAATAAATTTTATGGTCTTCCTTTTGAGACAAACGATACAATATCGAAGGAAGGTGTAAAAGATTATATGACTTCGATTAGTAAGTATTCTCCTAGAGATTATCAAATCGAGGGAGTATACGACGCCTTAAGACATAATAGAAGGTTGCTGATATCTCCAACTGCCTCTGGAAAGTCTTTGATGATATACTCGATTGTGAGATATCATGTTGAACGCGGACAAAATACTCTGATAGTCGTTCCGACGACTTCGCTAGTAGAGCAGATGTATAAAGATTTTGCAGACTATGGTTGGGACGTGGGTTCATATTGCCACAAGATTTATGCTGGACGAGAAAGAGAAACTGATTCTCAGGTAATTATTACCACCTGGCAGTCCATCTATAAACTTCCCCGCAAATACTTTTCTAGATTTAATGTGGTTGTTGGAGATGAGGCACATCAGTTTAAGAGTAAGTCACTAATATCTATAATGACAAAGCTTGGAGATGCTAAGTATCGTTATGGATTTACAGGAACTTTAGACGGCACACAGACGCATAAGTGGGTGTTAGAGGGACTGTTTGGTCCTTCATATAAAATCATTAGAACCAAGGAATTGATGAAGAAGGGGCATGTTGCAACACTGGACATCAATGTTCTTTTATTGAAGCATCCTTCACATAAATTTGAAAACTTTGAAGAAGAAGTTCAATATATTATCAATCATGAAAGAAGAAATAAATTCATCAGAAATCTGGCACTTGATCTAAAAGGAAATACATTAATTCTTTTTGCCAGGGTTGAGGGGCACGGACAACCATTATATGATTTGATAAATAATGGAAAGGTTGATAATCGTCATGTCTTTTTTGTTCATGGTGGAGTGGAAACCGAGGAGAGAGAAAGGGTTAGAGAAATTACTGAAAAAGAAAATGATGCTATTATCATTGCCTCTTATGGGACATTCTCTACCGGAATCAATATTAAGAACCTCCATAATATAATATTTGCCTCTCCTTCTAAGTCAAGGATTAGAAACCTTCAGTCTATTGGTAGGGTTTTACGGAAGGGGAATAATAAAACCAAGGCAACTTTATATGACATTGCTGATGATATCAGTTATAAGTCAAGAAAAAATTATACACTAAACCACTTAATAGAAAGAATAAAAATATACAACGAAGAAAACTTTAATTATGATATTGTAAACATACCGCTAAAAAACTAATGGGAGAAGAATTTTACGCAATTATAAAACTTGTTTCTGGTGAAGAAATTTTTTCTCTCATCATGGTTGATGATGAACAGGAAAATCCAATTATTATAATGCAGAATCCAGTGCTTATAAAAATGCTTCAATCACCACACGGAAGTTTTATTAAAGTAAAACCATGGATGGAGCTTAGTGAAGAAGATTTCTTTATGATTCGTCTTGATAAGGTTTTGACAATGACAGAATCTTCTAATGAAAAACTTATTGAAATATATAATAACTACATTAATGATAATGAAATGGATATTAATATGTCCAATAGTGGTGAAGTTAAACCTGATTCTAAAATGGGATATGTATCTAGTGTAGAAGATGCTCGTAAAGAATTGGAAGCACTCTTTAATAAAGAAATTAAAGAAAGCTAAAGCTCCCCTATCAACCCTAACAAAGGTATTCTACTGAGATTTGGACATCTTGTCAAGTTGTGTTATAATGTAATCACTTAGATTCATAGTAAAATGTCATGCCTAAAAAGAAACCCGAACATTATGTAAATAATAAAGAATTGTTAGAGGCAATGATAAATTATCGAAGCCGAGTAGAGCGTTCATATAAAAATACATTTGGTTTAGATTTAACAGAACAACCTAAAAAAGAAAGAGGAAAAAGATGGAAAGGAAAACCACCAATTCCAAATTATCTGGGTGAATCTTTTTTAAAGATTGCCACACATTTGTCTTATAAACCAAACTTTGTCAATTACATGTTTAGGGAGGATATGATTTCTGATGGAATCGAAAATTGCGTTCAGTACATACATAATTTTGATCCTGAGAAATCCAAAAATCCTTTTGCTTACTTTACGCAGGTTATACATTATGCGTTTCTCAGGAGAATCCAAAAAGAGAAAAAACAATTAGATATTAAAACAAAGATTATTGAAAAAACTGGTTATGATGAAGTCATGATGGTTGATGATAGCTTGCTTTCTGGTGATAGTTCGGAGTACAACTCTATCAAAGATGCAATTCAATACCGAAATAATAATCGATGAAGCACCATAGTGTATAAATAACTATAACATTACGGAGCACTATGCCTAATCAATATAGTGGAGTTGGAAGACAAAATAGATTACAGGCAATAGAAGAAGGTAAAAAAACTTATATTGGTTCTACTGCCTGTAAACATTGCGGTAGTTATGAAAAATATGTTTCTACTTCCAGTTGTGCCCCCTGCCTTAAAAGGAAAGGTTTAGAGAAACTTAATAATAAGGAGTTGATGGCTCCTTATAGGACAAAAGAAAAGAGCGCAAAGAAACTAAAAGAATGGAGGGAAAAAAACTACGATAAGTTTCAGCAGCAGTGGTTGAGATATCCAGAAAAAAATAATGTTCGGGCAGCTAAAAGAAGGGCAGCAGTAAGAAATCAAACACCCGATTTAACTGAAGAGCAGGTTAAAGAGATATTGACGATTTACGAAGAGTGTAGTAGAATATCTGTGGAAACTGGTATCCCTCACGAAGTAGACCACATTATTCCTATTTGTAAAGGTGGATTACATCATCCAGATAATCTACAAATTTTGACTATGGAAGAAAATCGCAAAAAAGGTGGAAAGTGAAAGTAGCAATTTTAAGTGACACACATTTTGGTGCGAGGAAAGGTTCCAAGTATCTTCATGACTATTTTGAACTCTTCTATAAGAATGTATTTTTTCCTACTCTAAAAGAGTACAAAATTGATACTGTAATTCATATGGGTGAT